CATGCTCAAACATAGGTGAACCCATCGCAGCCAACTTGTGACCCGATTTTCATTCAATATGGAATTCCCACGAACAAGTTCCTGCCGCGTGTGCACAAGTGTACAACGCACGGTCAAGTCCTTGCGCTTGGCAACGGAAGTCCTAAGGCGTGAGGGTCTCGTTAGCGAGATCTTCAGCGCGGGCGGACGAAGTTGCAAAGCCCTGCAGGGGAAGTGGAGTGAGTGGACGAGCAGTCAGTTGCTCAAGGTTAAAGGGGAGAAGAAGTTCCGTCTTGCCAGTGCCTTCAAGGGTACGAAGACACTCTTTGATGAACCTTGCCATCCTTGCGACTTGGAGCTTGCAAAGTCTGCGAAGGAAGTGTGGGCTCGACGAGCTCTTTTTGAACCTCAGGTCACAGACCCAGAAGTTCTCAAGGATATCAAGTCTAGAGCCCGTTGGTACATGGGGAACCACTGGTGGAGAGAAGAGAGCGTGAAGAAGAGAGCGTACGTCCCCGATCAACAGGGGTGCGCTGAGTTCGAGCGAGGCTGCGGAGGTACTCTTGCCGTTAGACGCTGGTGCGACGACGAGAAGGACTTTTCCTTTTGCGATCTGGTGCCGCGTGAAGGGGATACCACCATGTGCAGAATCGGAACTGCGAAGAAAAAGGGGAAGTTGCGAGTTGTGACTATGCAGTCTGCTCGGGCGAAGCGAATACTTCGTCCGGTGCATGAGGCTGCGTACAACCACCTCTCAAAGCAACCCTGGCTTGTTCGCGGTGACGTGACTGCCGAGCAGATGATGTCAATTCGCGAGGACTCCCTCGAGGGAGAGACTTTGAATTCAGGGGACTTCGAGGCGTCGACCGACAATCTTAATAAAGACGCCGTCCTAGCTGTTGTAGAGGTCCTCGCCGAGGCGCTTCCGGAGCGCAGAAAAAAGGTGTTACTCGACACGTTCGAAAATACGTGGGTCGAGTGGAAAGGAGATAAGAGGAAGGTCGTCAGAGGATCGATGATGGGTAACCTGTTATCCTTCGTGGTTTTGTGCCTTTTGAACAAGATTGTTCTAGACCAAGCACGACAGGAAGTTGAAAATTGCGGGCCCCTTCATCGACGTTCCCTTGTCAACGGGGATGATCTTTTCTTTTCTGGAGGCGATGAGCTTTTTGCTGCCTGGCTTCGGGCAACAAAACGTGTTGGGTTTGTCATCAACCTGAAAAAGACTCTCCGTTCCGTAAGGTTTGGGGATCTTAACTCAACGACTTTCGATTTTAAGAAACAAAAGTTCGTACCGAGGTTAAAATTCGGGTTTTTGGGGACTGACATGTGGAAGGAGCCAGATGGCACTGTTGCCGATTGTCTTTTTGCCCTCGTCTCCCAGGTACGATTTTCGACGGCCGCTTGGTTGTTGAATTTACGGCCTGTCCAATCCATTTTTACTCGCTGTAGGGTAGCACTTACTCTTTTCCCTCGCCGGTGGTGGCAGTTTCTTGTCAAGAAACGCTGGTTTAGGATCGCAATGTCTCTTGGTGACGATGCCAAGGTTACAACGTCAAGTTGCGAAACTTCATTTGAGCGTAAACTGCCTTTCTCCTTGGGGCCGCCTCTGGCCGTCTCTACTCCGTCGATGGAGTCAGAGATTCGAAGGCTTGAGAGGAAGGTCACTCGTGCTTGCGTAGCTG